TGTGATAGTCCATATAAATCGACTAAACCATATGCTATAAATCCAAAATTTAACCACGAAGAATATTATAATTGGTTAAGAGAAAAATCTAAGACAAATCCTATTTTTATTAGTGAACAGGTTATGCCAGATGATTTTAAGTCTATATGGTTTAAGGAAGCAAAGAGGACTGCTGGAAAAGATAATAATTTTAAAGCCTGTGAAAATTTATATTTTATTGATAATAGGAGTCAAGATTAAATATCTTGACTTTTATTTTTGATTATGTTATTATATTAATAATAGAAAGGAGAAATATTATGAGAGAAATAATTGAAACGAATATGAGTTTTTCTTATATTAAAGAAATTCCAGAGTTTTATATAAATATTAAAGACTATCAGTCAAGGATTGTTAAGATTCCAGATTGGAAAGTTATGTGCCTTTTTATTCTGATATATCTAATGAAGAACTTCGAAAGTTATATCCATATACACTTCCAACTTGGGCAGAAGTACTTAATTTAAATCATGATGGATATCATTTATCTTGTGTTATAAATAACGGAACTTTTTAATATATAGACTGGCATACTTAAAGGAGGAAGCAATGATTAAAATATACAGTGATGGCGCGGCAACAATGAAATGCATTAATGGAGAATATCAAAGAGAAAATGGTGGCGCGGCGATGGCAGTTATTCAAGACGAAAAAGTTATTTATGAAGAGACAAAACATTTTGAGAATACGACTAATAATTATTGTGAACTTTATGCTATCCTGATGGCTTTAAAATATTTTAAAAAAGAACAGTCAAAAGATATTTTAAAAATTTATTCTGATTCTGCATATTGTGTAAATATGCTTAAACCAGGCGGTTGGATATATGGTTGGGAAAGAAATGGATGGACGCGAGGTAAAAAGCATGAGCCAATTGAGAATTTGGAAATTATAAAGGAGATTTGGGAATATCTTAACAATAATATTGAATTTATCAAAGTAAAAGGTCATTCCGGAGACAAAGATTGGAATAATTATGTCGATAAATTAGCTGTAAAAGCTAAAATGGAAACGAGATAATGGGATACATATATAAAATTACAAATCAAGTTAACCAAAAAATTTATATTGGAAAAACAATTTCTTCTATATCTACCAGATTTAGCCAACATTTATGGGAAAGTTTTAATCCAAAATGTAACGGATATAATTTTATTTTACACAAAGCAATAAGAAAGTGTTGCAATAGAAAATTAAAGCATTATAAAGGTTGTTTGTGGCAAAATATAACTATGGAGGAATATAATGAAAATATTAATAGATTGTGATAATATATTAAATAATTTAACTGAAGTTGTTTTAAAAATTTATAATGAAGATTGGAATGACAATCTAAAAATGGATGATATCGTTAAATATCAAATTGAAAATTTTATTAAACAACCAGCAAAAGAAAAGTTTTACAAATATTTTACTCAAAAAAGAGTCTGGAAACAAATTTCTCCTATTGCGGATTCAATAAAATATATTAATAAATTAAGAGAAGATGGTCACGACCTATATTTATGCACAAAAACTGAGCCGTATAATGCTTATAAAAAATCTGAATGGTGTTTTAGAAATTATGGGTTTAAACCACGAAAAAACTTTTTATGTGTCCCCGATAAAACAATGATTCGTGCAGATATATTAATTGATGATTGTCTTGATAATTTTGGCGGCCAAGACTATTCTATTGTATTGGATTATCCATGGAATAGAAATACAGATGATGAAAATATTATCAGAGCTTCTTCATGGAAGGAAATTTATAATATAATCTGTCTTATAAATAAGGAGGAAAAATGAAAAAAATTTTAATTGGAGGCTCCCCATGTACAAAATGGAGTATTGCAAATAAAAATAGAGAAATAGTTAGCTCAGGTGAAGGATGGGAGCTTTTTAAAAATTATTGTATTGCAAAAGAATTGTTTGCCCCAGATTATTACTTTTATGAAAATAATGTTAGTGCAAGCAAAGAAATCAAAGAACAAATAGAAAAAGAACTCGGGAACAAAAGAATTGAAATAAATTCTTCAGTGGTAAGTCCTCAAAATAGAAAAAGGTTCTATGTGCAAAATATTGTCGATAATATAGGTGAGATAAATTCTAATTCAATAACGATAAAAGATATTATAGAAGAAAATGCAGATGGTATTACTTATAAGATGACCAACATTAAAAAAAATCCAAAAGTTTCCCCTTTTGGACTAAAATGTATAGGATATTGTGGCTCAAATTCTCAAGCTAATAGGGTTTATTCAATTAATCATAAAGGACCAACATTATGTGCATCCTCTGGTGGAAAAGGAGCTAAAACAGGATTATATGAAATTAATGGAAAAATTAGGGGGCTTACCACCAGAGAAGCTGCAAGATGTCAAACAATACCAGAATGGTTTCAATTTCCCTATAGTGATAATCAAAGCTTAAAACAAATAGGGAATGGGTGGACTTGTAAAGTTATAGAATTGTTTTTCAAAGAGTTACCAAAGGATGAAGAATATTTAGTTCTTAGCATGTTTGATGGAATAAGTTGTGGACAAATCGTTTTTTCAGAACTAGGATATAATATCAATAAATATATTGCAGTAGAAATCGATGAAAAATGTAGAGAAACTACAAAAATCAATTTCCCAAATACAATATTTTTTAATGATGCTTTTGATATTAGAAATGAAAATTCTGAACTTTATAAATATTTAATATCATTGTAAATCTTTACTTGTTTATTATTTTACGATATAATATAAATAGAAAAATAAAAGTGAGGTAATTTATATGGAAAATATTATTATTGATGGCTTTAATTTTACAGAAATGGAAAGTATGAAGTATTGGAGTCACCCTAAGTCTTATGATATTAAGAAAAAGAAAGAAGAGTCTAAGTATATGTGTATTTCTGGTGATTATATCGGAGCAAGAAAATATGATGGAGCCTGGAATATGCTAATTAAAGATAACGATGGTAATTTTCATTTGCGTTGTAGAACAGAAAGTGTAAATGGCGGTTATACAGATAAGGCAGAATGGATTCCTTGGATAACAGAAACATTAAGGAACATTCCAAATGGAACAGTTTTACTTGGAGAAATTTGTTATCCAGATGACGAAGGAAGTAGAAAAATAACTTCTGTTCTTAATTGTTTAAAGGATAAGTGCATTGATAGACAAAAGAAAAATCGTGTACTTTCATATTATATTTTTGATGTTCTCGCTTATAGTGGAAAATCTATTATTAATGAACCAATTATTAATAGGATAAAATATATTTCATTAATAAAATCTATAACTGCATTAAATCACATTATTCTTTTTGCTGATTATGTTGAAGGTAAAGAACTTTGGGATTTATACGGTAAAATTATTGCAGATGGCGGCGAAGGCATTGTAATTACTCGTAAAGACTGTAGATATCTTCCTGGTAAAAGAACTGCAAGAATGACTTTGAAAATGAAAAAAGAAATCAATGAAACAATTGATGCATTTCTTGATGGTGATTATAAGCCTGCAACAAAAGATTATAAAGGAAAAGAAATTGAAACTTGGCCATATTGGTATAATATCAAAACTGGTGAAAAGACTAATATTTGTATGTTCACAGAGTATACAAATGGAGAGACTTGGGAACCAGTTACTAAAGCATGGTATTATGGCTGGGCAAGTGCTGTATCTTTTTCTGTAATGAAAGAAGATAATCCTGTTCGCATAGGGTGGATTAGTGGAATTACAGATATCTTAAAAAAAGAAATTGTAGAAAATCCAGAAAAATGGAGATACAAAGTTGCAGAATTGACTTGTATGGAAATAGAATGTATTTCAAATGAATATTCCTTAAGACATGCAAAAATTGTTCAGTTTAGAGACGACAAAAAAGCAGAAGATTGTGATTTTTCTCAAATTTCTGATAAAACGTAATTTTTTATACATTCATTTATAAATTTTCACTTAATTTTTAGAGAATGAGGAGTAAAATTCTTACTCCTCTTTTTTATTATAATAAAAAGAGGTGAAATTTATTATGGTAGAAGAAAAAAAGTTCTTAACTCCAATTGAACCAGAACTGCCTCCTCCTGCACACACTCAACTTCTTCCACGTTGTTTTACTTGTAAACACTTTCCAGTATGCAATATCAGAGAAGATTATTTAAAAACGGCACAATTAATTGAAGAAGTTCTTGGTGCGCCGTGTGAAAGTTATGAATTATATCCAACTCCAATTCCAGTTCCAGATTTTACCGGAATTGTTATTGAAAATTTTGAAGAATATTTTCCTAAAACTGTAGTAAGTACAAATAATAAAGAGGGTTCATTTTATGTCGCAAAATATATTAATAGTAAGAACATACAATTTATGTATATTTTTGATGGCTATTTTATACTATTTGGTGCAATTTATAATGAAGATACAAATAAATTTGATATTACAGTTGGCAAAGAAATTTGTTACGGTATGGAGTGTCAACTTAATGATGATAGCCTTAATGAGTTGCAACTTGGACTTTTAAGCTTCAAAAAAGATTTAGAATCTCAAGAACAAAAAGAAATGGATGTTATTAACACAACTTATTTTTCAGCTATATTAAATTGTCAATTCTATGAATGGGAGAAAGGACTTGATTATTATGAAGGAATAAAAAGAATTATTGCCGAATATCCTTGTGGAGTTCCTCTTGGAGAAGATAAGTATTATCATCTTGCAACATTCCATAAAGAAAATCGTTGTATTCCTTGCTATCACCCAGAAAATGGACATCCTGCTTTTGCGCCAATGCCGTATCCAGTATTTATACCAAGCCCTTGCAAAAAGCAAAAACCACCAACAAGAGACGAATTAAATGAGTTTTAATTCTACTTCTAAAGGAGAAGAGAAAATAATAAAAATTTTAAATCAAAACAATATTCAATTTAAGAAAGAAGTTAGTTTTAAAGATTTAAATGGTTCTAAAAACACTCCATTAAGATTTGATTTTGCTATTTATAGAAACAATAAGCTATTTTGTTTATTAGAAATGGATGGAGAACAACATTTTAAATTTATTAAATATTTCCATAAAAATGTTTTTAATTTTTATAAATCAAAAGAATGGGATAGAAGAAAAAATTCTTATTGTTTAGTAAGAAAAATTCCTCTTATAAGAGTACCATACTGGGATTTAGATAAATTAACATTTAAATCATTATTCTCAACTCCAGAATATCTTGTAAAAAATAAGTACCATAATGATTATTTAATAACAAAGAGGTGTAAATAATGGAAATAATGGCAATTTTAGAAATAATTAAATTAATAGGAGCTGCTGCCGGAGGGATTCTTTCAATTCTTGCTTTATTCACAATGATTTCTAAAAAACCAAAACAATGGTTTATTGATAATGTGAGAGAAGCAACTAAAGATGAATTCGATAAAATTCATCATTTCATTGATAAGACAGAAAAAACAGATTTAAATACATTAAGACATGATATTACTCTTTTATATGAAAAATATAGAGATAAGAAAGAAATTCCAATGAAAATGAGAGAAAACATTTGTATTCTTTATGAAGACTACTTTGCAAGAGGAGGAAACTCCTATGTAAAAACAATTTATGAAGAAATGATGACTTGGAAAGTTATCTGATGATTCGAGGCGAATGACGCAAAATTTTGGAGTTTTATTTTTAAAAAATCACTTATAAATAGAAACAAATGAAAGAAGTCAAATCATTTGACTTCTTTTCTTTTTTATGATATAATTATAATATAAATAAGAAAAGGAGGGATTTTATGAAAATAATTTTATATACAATTGATTGTCCTAAATGTAAAATACTTGAAAAGAAATTAAATATGAATAATATTCAATATGATATTTGCAAAGATACTAAGTTAATGAAAGAGAAAAATATTCAAAAATTACCAATGCTTTCTATTAATGAAAGATTATATTCATACAAAGAAGCTGTAGATTTAATTAATAAAGGAGGTATTATATGAACTTAAATATTAAGATGGGAAAAAATTTCACTACACAATACAATAAAATGGTAGAAAAATATGGAGAAGAATTTGAATTACTTAATGGTTTTCACGACACTCAAATGAATTATACTGATTTTATTGATAATTTTACTAAAGATAATAAAAATACTGCTGATAACACAATTGATGCAAATGCTAATGTTAGTAGCAAAGATATTCAGTCTTTGTTAAAAGAAAAAGGAAAATCTCACGACAAATTGCTTGCATTTAATAAAATATTTTATGAATTACAGAAAAAGTATGGCATTAAAACAGCAAGAGAATGGCTCGATTTAGAATTTGGTCCTTATTTATATCTTCACGATGCACCGACATCTACTTATTTTCCATACTGTTATGCATATGATTTAAGTAGATTAGCTAAAGAAGGATTATTTTTTATTGAAAATTATAATAATGAACCGCCACAACATCTTCAGACATTTCTTGATGATGTAGTAGAATATATTTCATTTATGTCAAACAGATCTTCGGGTGAATTTGTGCGCCCTTATGTTTCTTTTCTGTTTACCGACAGGGTCGCTTATTGCGGCTAACGGGGAAGGCTAAGTGTATTATGAATACATATGTTAATCCCGTGGGAATCGTTAAAAAAGATATTTATATTATAAAAAATGATATAAATACTAAGGTTTATATAGGACAATCTTTAAATAGTGAAAAAAGATTTAAAGAGCATTGTAAGGGAGATTATGATAATTCTTTAATTGATAAAGCAATACAAAAATACGGAAAACAACATTTTTGGTTTGAAATCTTAGAATCTCAAATAGAAAATTATAACGAAAGAGAAAAATATTGGATAAAATATTATAATAGTAAAGTGCCTTTTGGCTACAATATTTTGGTTGGCGGAGATGAGCCACCTATATATTATGGAGATAGTCATCCAAATGTTCGTATTTCTGATGAACAAGTTGTTCTCTTAAAAAGAGATTTAAAAGAAACTAAAATATCTTTATCTAAACTCGCAGATAAATATAATATCTCTAAAAAACAAGTCTTAAGAATTAATCAAGGTATTAGTCGCTCAAAAGTAGGAGAGCAATATCCAATTAGAAGAAATCCAAATATAAATGGAAAGCTTACAGAAGAAGATGTTGATGCTATAATTGAAATTCTTAAGTGTACTTATCGTTTTAATGGAGATATAGCTCGAGAATATGGGGTAGCTGTTCATGCTATTTCAAAAATAAATAACGGTACTACTCATCATAGGAATAATATTCAATATCCAATAAGAAATTGGAAAAGTAGTGGAGTAATATTATTTACTTATGAACAAGTAACAGAAATTATATATGCTTTATCAAAAACAAAAGAAAGTATTCAATCTATTGCTAAGCGATATAATGTAAATAGACAATCTATTGAACAAATTAATCGCGGCACGTCAAAAAAATATGTCCGTGAGGGGCTATCCTATCCCTTAAGAAAATTTTAACGAAGCCTGTATCGACTATCCACGCTAAGTGGAGTACTTTTACTATTGGTACGTAAAAGGAAAGAGAAACACTGCAGCAAAGGTTGCAGGAAAATTTAGTCAGGCTATATGGAAACATATAGATTAATGGCAGTTGGAATACCAGATATTCTTATTTGGATGTTTTATTTCTGGAAGCATGATGTTGAAAATAATTATTTCTTAGTGTCTCCAGAATATTATCTTAGACAAGCATATCAGAAACTTATTTTCAGATTAAATCAAAAATTTTATAGAGACCAAACTCAAACAGTATTTTCAAATATGAGTATCTTTGACAGAGTTTATCTTGAGGAATTATTCGGTGGAAGAGAATATCCAGATGGAACTTATGTAATTGATTATATTGAAGAAATTATGGAAACACAGAAGATTTTTATGGAAGTTGTTTCTGAAACTAGACGTACTCAACTCTTTACATATCCTGTTTTAACTTACTCTCTTATTTATAAAGACGGGAAATTCCAAGAAGAAGAATTTGCACGATGGGCATCTAATCATAATAGAAAATGGAATGATGCTAATTTCTTTATTAGTGAAACAGCAGGCGCTCTCTCTAATTGCTGTCGTCTTATTAGTGATACAACTCAACTTGACCCATTTATCAATTCAATTGGAGGAACTGCGCTTTCAGTTGGTTCTGTTAAAGTTTCAACAATGAATCTTGAAGCCATCGCTTTAGAATATCCGGATAATCAAGAAAAATTTCTTGAAAGATTAGCAGAAATTCAGGATATTAATATGAAAGCATTAGATTGTGTTAGACATATTATTCAAAGAAATATCGAAAAGGGGTTACTTCCAAACTTCTCAGATGGTGGCATGGAAATGGATAAATTATATAATACAGTTGGTTCAAACTAAAGAGCCAGATATTACTTAACCAATTTCAATATTGGGGTCACAAGGGTGGCTAACGGGGAAGACTAAGTTTAAATAAATAAATATGTTAATCCCGTGGGAGGCTATTTAAAAAATGAATAGACATAATTATAAGAAAAAGGATATTTATATTATAAAAAACGATATTAATGACAAAGCTTATATAGGACAAACTGTTAACCCAAAACAAAGATGGGAACAGTATTGCTCATTAGTAAAAAATAAACCTAATGTACAAGTTATTACAAAAGCTATGAAGAAGTATGGCATTGAACACTTTACTATGTCAATATTAGAAACAGATGTAGTAAATTATGACGAGAGAGAAAAATATTGGATACAAAAATATAATAGTTTAGTACCAAATGGTTATAATATTGCAATTGGTGGGAATGGAACTGGAAGTGGTATTTATAATCCTCTATCAAAAATTAAAAGCGAAGATGTTTTAAATGAATTAATTGATGAAATAATTCAAAATGTATTACCATTTGATAGTTTAGCAAAAAAATATGATATATCTAATTCTCAGATTTCAGATATAAATAGAGGAAAAGCCTATTATAACCCAGAACTCAATTATCCTTTGAGAAATACAAGATATGATAAAGAAAAAATAAAACAACTTACATATTCTTTAAAATATGAATTAGACAAGACTTTGAAACAAATTGCTGAAGAATATGATATTGACTTATCTTATTTACACGATATTAATCAAGGAAGAGTTTGGCAACGAGATTATCTTGAATATCCAATTAGACTCGGGAAAATGAAAAAAGCGGAACGAATATTTCCTCAAATTAAAGAATTATTAATTAATTCAAAATTATCTCAAAAAGAAATTGCTAAAAAACTTAATATTAGCCAATCAACTGTTAGCGAAATTAATAATGGGAAAAAGGGATATGATAAAAATTTAGAATATCCTCTAAGAAAAAATTACCAGCAATTAGGAAAATTAAAAGAAACCACTCTCTCTCCAGACGTTATTAATGAAATTTGTAATAAAATTTTAAATAGTACAATGTCGCTAAAAGAGATTTCAAAACTTTTTGAAGTATCTTATTCGACTATTCAAAATATAAATAGTGGAAAAACAGTAAAATATCGTAATGAAAAAAAATATAAATATCCATTAAGAGATAATAGAAAATAGCTGCCTGTATCGACTATTCACAGATAGTGAAGTAGGCTAATTGCCGAAAGAGTAATAGCATTAACAAGGGTTAATGTTAAAAGATAGTCAGTACTATTAGAAATAATAGATAATATGTTTTTAGGTTTGTATGAAGTTATGGATATTTATGGATATATTAATACAGATGAAGCTGGATTTAAAACTTATTCAGATGATGGTATTATCTTTGCTTCAAAAATTTTTGATGCAATGAATAAAAACAAAGAAATTTTTACAAAAGATAAAAATTATAAAATAAATCTTGAGTCGGTACCTGGTGAAAGTGCAGCAGTAAAAC